GTGAGATCGTCCTGGGTGAACCAGATGCGCTGGTAGCCCATCTTGATCTTCCAGGCCGGCATACCCGCGCCCGCGTCTCGGCTGGCCACGCGATCAATGCTCACGATGTTGACCGTGGTCAGCGTGGTCACGCTGTTGGCGATGTTGGGCAGCACGAGCTGGGCGATGCGGTAGGTGCCGCCCGAGTCCACCCCCCACCACGCGCCCACGCTCATGCACAGCATGTCGATGGCCTCGATGGCACTCATGTCGCGGCTCTCGGGGATATAGATGCCGCAGGCGTAAGGTGCCACCGTGTCCAGCGCCGTGATGTCTGCCGAGGAGATCGCGCCGGCCGACACGCCGGCCTTTTGCAAGATCTGGCTCCACAGTTGCCCGGCGGTGCGGTTGGCCGTGGCTGCGCCCTGCGTGGCGTCGAACGTGAGCGTTCCCTGGGTGTTGTCCGCCAGGCGCACGTAACAGCCGGCTGTGGCGTCGTTCCAGACCCGGTACTGGCCCGCCGCCGGGGCGGTGGTCTCCATGTCGGCCTGGGACGTGTAGACCGCCCCCGCCGTCAATGCCGCACCCCGGTTGTAGACAGCATCTACCGACTGCAGGGCAGATCCGCTGTGCAGTTGGTAGATCTTGCGGGTGGTGTTGACGCACGGCGCGGCCGCGTTGAAGACCTGCCCGTAGATCAGCGGCTTGGGCCGGCCCTTGAGATCGCCCGCCACGCCGTCCAGGCCCGCCGGCAGCGCATTGGTGCCGCCGTAGCGCACCTGCTGCAAGGGCTTGGCCACGGCCAGCTGCTTGTCGCGCACCCGAAAGCGCACCGTCTGCCAGGACAGCTCGGCCTGCTCGATAAGGCCGTCGATGATGACGGTCCAGGTCGGCACCACGCCGGCCACCACGTCGGCCAGCCGGATGACGATGCGCCGGCCGCCGAAGCTGTAGTTCAGCAGCGCATCGAGCCCGCCGTCGAAGTTGGCCAGGACCAGCTCGCCGAAGCCGAGCTGCGTCTGGCCAAACGTCTGCTGGTTCTGGAACATCGTGCGCTGGAAGTTCCCGCCCTGGATGATGCGGTTGTCCCAGTAGGTGTTAGCTGGGCTCTCGGTCGGCCCGCTGACGTAGCCGTGCGTGGAGTAGCGCAGCGTGACCTCGCCGGCGATGGCGGTGTCGTAGGCGGTGATCTCGGCGGTGACGATCAGCATGTCAGGCCCCTGCGCTTTCGGTGTAGGTGACCTGGAACGAGTTGGCGCCCACGTCCACCGAGTAGGTCGGCGACGAGTCAGCCAGCGCCGCGTTGGTCGCGCTGTTGCCGGTGTTGCTGGCAGTAGCCGCCGTGTTGGCCGCGACCTGGGCCTGCAGGTTGGCCACGTTCTGCGTGGCCGCGGCCAGCGCGGCCAGCCCGGTGGCAATGCTCACGTTGCCGTCGCTGATGGCTTTTTCGATTTTGGCCAGGGTGTCGTTGCCGGCCTTGATCTGCTCGGCCACATCGCCAATGGCTGCTGTGGTGCTTTGCGCCTCAGGCAGCAGGCTGTCGAGCACAGCGGTGTTGGGCGCCTTGTCGGCCAGCTCGGCCAGCGAGCCCTCGATGTCGGCTGTCTTGAGTGCCTCGGTCAGCCGGGCAAACTCGGGCGCCAGCTGCAGCAGCGTGACCACCAGCTCCTGGCCCTGGGTGGTGGACACGTCCACCGACTCCACCAGCTTGCGGAATTCCTCCTTGTTGGATAGGTCGCCCGCCGTCGTTACGCCGGCCGCTTCCAGCTGCTCCTTGAGCCCCTTGGCGGTCAGGCCGATCTGCTCCTGAGCCGTGTAGTAGTCGGCCACAAACTGGCCCGAGATGGCCATCAGGTTCTCGATGCCGCCGGCCAGCGCAATGATGTTTTCGCGGGCTTCGATGGACGACGTGGCGATCTTGGAGAACACCCCGCCCAAGGTGTTGAGCGACTCGCTCACTTGCGACAGCGCCACGAGCCGCTGCATCGTGTCGGCGATGGTCTCGCCAGCCTGCTGGAACGGTGCGATGACGGCCTCGAACTTGCCGGCCAGCGCGTCCTGGTACGTCTGGAAGATGAGGTCGATCGCCTTCTGGTCCTCCGCCGCGTCGCCGGTCAGCTTGGCCTTGAACGACGTGGTGACCTCGGACAACGTGGCCGCCGGCAGCTTGAGCGCAGCCGCCCACGCCTTGGTCTGCTCGAGCACGCCCTTGGCGCCGAAGTCGAGCGCGGCCGACAGCGAATCGCCTAGCTCGGAAAACTCCGTGCCCGACTTGTTTGAGCGGAACCAGCCGCCCTTCTGGAACCAATCCTGGTAGCGCTTGCCCGTGGCATCGCCGCCGCTGATCGTGCCCTCGATGCCGGCGTCCTTCATCTCCTTGGCCTTCATGCCGAAGGCGCGGTTGACCAGGCCACCGACCACGCCGGCAATCGGGCCGATGCCGGGGATGGCGCTGGCGATGCCCGCGATGGTGTTGACCGCCCCGCCAGCGCTGTAGCCGCCAGACAGGGCCTTGCTGATGCCGTAGCCCGCAAAGCCGTTGCCCAGCATGCCCATGCCCGAGCCGAGCATGCTGCCCAGGCCCGTGGGCCCGGCGATCATGTTGCCGCCGATGTTCTGCAGGCTGCTCAGGCCCAGCGTCTGGCCCAGGCCGGAGTTCACCAGGTTGAGCGCGGCGCCATTGATGGTGCCGCCGCTCAAGAAGTTCATGCCGCTGGACAGCAGCGACCCGAAGCCTGCGCCAGCGCTGCCTGCGGCTCCTGTCGAAGCGGCCGCATTGCCAAACCCCAACATGCTGCCGATGGCCCCGCTGACGGGCGCCAGGATGGCCTTGATGGTGGGCTGCAACACCATGCTCTTGAAGGCGTTGACCAGGGTGGACTTGAAGGCCTCAAAGAACCCTTTGCCCGACTCGAAGGCGCGCATGAGCGCATCGGTCAGGCCGTTGTTGATGCTGTCGGTGACGCGCCCCCATTCGGCGTTGGCCTCCTGGGCGGCCTTGATGTGAATGCCTTGCTCCTTGGCGTCGGCCAGGGCGCGCAAGCCGGCCGCCTGCTGGCGGTACTGGTCAGCCAGGGCGTTGTTTTCCTGCCGCTCCATGGCCAGGATGGCGTTGCGGTCGGCGGTGGCGGCGGCGTCGCGCAGCTTGGCCACTGTGAGCTGGCCGGTGTAGTCGACGCCGGTCTGCGCGGTGAGGTTGGCGGCTTCCTGCGCCAGCACCTGCTCTCGCAGGTTTTCAGTGATCTGCAGCGCGGCGGCGTATTCCTTCTCGCGCGCCGCAATGGCCGCCAGCGTGGCCTTCTCGCCCTCTTTGATCTGCGCCACCTGCTCGCGCATGGCGTCCATTTCCAGCAGCTTGGCGCGGGCGGATTCCAGCTCCTGGTCGGTGAGCTTCTTCTTGCCAGCGCGCACCTCTTCTTCGAGCTTGAGGATCTCGCTTTCGGTCTTGGTCAGCTCGCGGCCCAGGCTGATCTGCTGATTCATCGCCGCAAACTGCGCGTTCAGGCTCGCCAGGTAGTCCTGCCCAGCCTTGGCGGCTTGGTCGATGGACTCCTTGGCCTGCTTGGTGGCGGCGCTGAATTCAAGGGTTTTTTGGCCGGTCACGCCGTGCTGCTTGCCCAGGCGGTCCAGCTCGTTGCGGTTCTCGGCGGCCGACAGGCTGTGGTTGTTCAGCGCGTCACGCTGCTGCAAGATGCGGTCAGTCATGCCCAGGATAGAAGCCTGGAACCTGTCCAGCTCCTCGCGCCCGCTTTGCGCGTCGGCCTTGATCATCTCGCCCACGCGGGTCCAGCCGGCGCGGCCTTCGGCGGAGAAGATGCCGCCGCCTTCGCCCAGGGCCGAAAACTGCGCCACGATGCCGCCGATTTCGCGGCCCACGGACTTGAAGACAAACGCCACGTCTGAGGCCAGAACGATCAGCGCCTCCAGCACGGTGCCCACGGTGCGGATGACGCCACGCATGACGTCGAATTGCCCAGTGGCTTGTGCAGCGCCGCCGGCCAGATAGTCGCGGATAGCGCCGCCCAGCAGCTGCGTCAGGTCGTACAGCGCAATCATTCCGGGCAGCAGGCCCAGGGCCAGGGAGCGCTTCAGGTCCTCGGTGCGCTCTGCCGCCACGGTCATGGCGTCGTTGTATTGGTCGGCCATCTCGGCCTGCTCTGCCGTGACCTTGGCCACCAGCTCGCCGGTGTTGCCCAGGTCGCGCATGAAGGGCAGCAGATCGGCGCCGCTCTTGCCCATCAGCGTCATGGCCACGGCGCTCTTGGCCGAGCCGTCTTCAAACTGGTTCATGGCCTTGGCCAGCGCCAGCATCTTGTCTTCGGGCCGCATCGCGTTGAAGGCGTTGAAGTCCAGGCCCAGGGCCTTGAGCGCTGCGGCGGCGCCCTTGCTTTCCTCGGTGGAGCCGGCCATGTTCTTGGCCAGCTTGTTCATGGCCTGGCCGATGGTCTCGGCCGTGGTGCCGGTGAGCTTGCCGATCGAGGCAAAGGCGCTGAGGCTTTCCACCGTGGTGCCAGTCTTGATGCCCAGATCCTTGAGGCCCTCGGCGGCGTCGATGTAGCCCTTGACCATGCTGGTCACGGCGGCCAGGCTGCCAACGCCCAGCGCGGCCACTGCCGCCAGGCCCATGCCCTTGAGGGCGTCGCCCACCTTGAGGGTGGCGCTGTCCATGTCGCCCAGCTTGCTGGTGACTTGGGACAGCCCGCCCTGGACGCTGCTGACGCCCTCCAGGCTGAGCTTGATGCCGATGTCGCTGATGGCCATCAGTGCGCCCGAAGAGCTTCAGTGGCGGCGCGCGCGCTGCTCATCGGCGCGGCGCTGGCGGGTCCACTCGACCAGGGTTTCGGCTTCCATGACCTGAAGGTCGGCGATGACCTCGGGCACGCGGGCACGCGGCACGAGGCGGCGCATGCGCAGCAGCGCATCCACGCCCGCGTAATCCAGGCCGATAGCGCCGGCAAAGCCCGTGCGCCACTGGGTGCGGCAGGCCAGCCAAACGGCCAGCACATCCTGATGCTCGGCCCACAGGTAAAAGACGCGCGGCTTGTGCGCCGCGGCGGCGTCATCCACCGCCACGAGGCCAAAGGCCGCCAGGGCTGCAGCCGACTCGTCTTCTGGGTCGTCATGGGTGGGCGGCGCGTCATCATCAGATCCACGGGTGAGTTCACCGCGCGCAAGCAGGCGCGCCGCCTCCCTCAGTTTTTTTCCTTGCCCTTGGCGCCGCAGGCCTCGATGTAGGCCTTGAGAACCAGGCCAGCCATGCCGACGATGTCCAGCAGCGAATGCAGCGCCGAGCCGCTGAAGGGCAGCTCCACGCCGTTATCGTCTTGCACGCCGGACCAGCCAACCACCACCGAGTCCAAAAACTCAGGCACGGTGCGGTCGTTGTTTTCGATGGCCAGGCGCAGCTCGGTGGCGGGCAAACGCCGGGCCGTCAGCGTGAAGCTGAAGGGCATGGCGCGGCCGGCGGCATCCGGCAGGCGCCCGGCCACGGGCACGCTGACGGTGTCAGAGACAACCAGACGAAAACTCATGCCAGCACCCCTTTACAGGCAGACGAGCCGCAGCTCGTCGTTGCCAGCGGTGGTGGGCGTGAAGCGCAGGTTCTGCCCCATGTGAATGTCGCCCTCGTACTCGGTGTCACTCGGGTCGATGCGCTGCACCTGCGGGGCGTGCACGATGATGCCCACGCCCGCGCCGGTGCTGTGCGTGAAGCCCAGCGTGGTGGTGGTGTTGGCGTTGATGTCGGTGAGGAACGACACCTCCTGCGCGGCGGTGAGGTCCAGCTGCATGCTGCCCTGCACGTTGCGGTCAGAGATTGCTACGGACTGCCCGCCCAGCACGGCCTTGCGGCTGACGGTGTTTTGCAGGTTGATGCTCAGGCCGCGAGACGGGTACACCGTGCCGCTGGCCAGAGCCCCGGCGCTGTAGCTGCAGCCCAGATTGATGTCGCCGCTGTTCACGTCAGACACCACTTGCGGGGTGCGGAAGGCGGTGAGGGTGACGCTGGGGTCTGCCGTGGCGGTGCGCCCGCCGTCCAGGCCGGCAAAAGTGAAGCGCATCATGGGCGCGGCGCCCTCGTTGAGCATGATTTCCACGTTGCCCATGCAGCCGGTGGCCACGCGGCGCACGCCGTCGATGTGGTAGTAGATGGTCAGGCTGGTGAAAGTGGCCGAGACGGGCGTGTACTCCACGCGGGCCGGCGTGGCCAGCACGCTCTCAGCCATGCCGCAGGCGCGCAGCAGTGGGGCCCAGGCCGGTGCGGTGCCGGCGGTGCCGCTGTTGGCCAGCTCGACCTCGAAGCTGCACTCCACAAAGCGCGTGCCGGCGAGCTGGCCGCTGCCGCCAAAGTATGGGCGGATGAAGTTGCGCTCGACGTTGTTGTACGAGAGGTTAAAGCTGGCATTGCTGACCAGCATGGCGTTGGCCGCGCCAGTGGGCACAGAGTCAACGCCGTAGGTCGTCTCGACCTTGGCCAGGATGGCGGTTTTGCGGATGAGGCGAGGCACGGCGGCTTACTCCTTCGGTGCGGTGGGGGTGGGGGCTGCTGCGGGGGCGGCGGCCTCGTCGGTTTCGGGCAGGGGCATCCAGGCGCTGCCGCTCCAGGTCCAGCGGCCACCGCCAGGCGGGGTGCCGACTGGTGCGGCAGGCGCAGCAGGCGTAGAGGTGGCGGGTGTCTGGGGCATGGTCAGATCGCTCCGGGGTCAGTTCTGCGCGGCCAGCGTGGTGCTGGCCGTGCGGTGGTTCACAAGCAGGTACACGGTGGCGGCGGCCACCGGGGTTTCGTTGTCATCGAGCTGCCAGTCGATGGCGGGCTGCATGCGCACGTCCACCACGCCCAGGCCGGTGGTGTTGAGCGCCGACAGACGGGACCAGACGGATTCCAGCAGCGTGTCCACGGCGGCCACGGGGTCCGCGTTGCCAATGGCGCTGCGCGCCAGGCACTCGATTTCGTAGCGCGTGGTCCAGTCATACGGGCCGCCCAGCAGCTGCGGCGTGGCGGCGCGCGTTTGCGCCAGGCGCACCACCACACCCTGGCCGCTGGCCGCGGCCACGGGGCGCGTGGCGTTGGCCCGCACGTTGCCGCTGGCCAGGGCGGGTGCGGCAGTGAGCGCGGCCACGATGGCCTGCTGGATGGCCAAGTGGGCGCTCATCAGGCGCGCTCCAGCAGCAGCCGGCTCATGCCGGTGCCGTCAGGCTCATGGGCGGCCACCAGGTAGTTGGTGGCGTTGACCACTGCAGCCACGCCTACGGGTGAGGCAGGCACCGAGGCGGTGGGCAGCGTCAGCACGGGCTGGGTGCCCGCCATGCCGATGCCCGCGCTGCCCAGGGCGAATTCGTTGTCGAAGATCGCTCGCACCGCCTGGCCGGCCACGGTACAAGAGACACCGAAGTCGGCCGTGAAGGCGGCGAAGTTTTCGACGAGCTGCATGGTGGCGGCCTGATGTGCAGCTTGATCGTCAGACGATCTTCTTGACGCCTACCGCCGTCACGCTTACCAGCTGCGGGCCGGTGACGATGGTGCCGACGTAGCGGATGTAGCGCCGCACCTGCTTGGACTGCACCGCCAGCACTGTGGTGGCTGCGCCAGTGCCTTTTTGCGCGAACGTCAAGCCTGAGACATCGGCAAACGTGGTGTTGTCGGCTGAATCCTGGATCTTGCCGTCCAGGGTGCCGGTGCCTGCGCCACCGTTTTGAGTGATCAAAATCGGCCCCTCGTAGTCGCGCAGGTCGATGCCCGTGCCGGTGACGGTGCTGGCCGCGCTTTGCGATGCGAGCAGCACTTCGGCGGTGGCAGCGCTGGGGAAGTTGAACTGGCTCATGTGTTGCTCCTGCGGCGCGTGGGTGCTGCCGCCTTGGGGGAGTTGTCGGTAGTGGCCTGAGCCTGGGCCGCATTGGGCTCAGGCGCCAGGCGCGCTTTGTGCGCGTTCAGCAGCTCGGCGGCCAGGCCAGCCGGAGCCTGGAGAAAAGCCCCCACCGGCTGCACGGCGCCATCCAGCCAGAAGGCGCGCAGCACCTGCAGGTTGACAAGGGCGGACGGTTGGGTCTTCATGGCGCTGCGGCTGGGCCCGCGCCTTGCGGCGCGAGCCCTGGCTCATCAGGTGATGCTGGTGGCGCGGCTGAAGGCGGCGGCGTAGCGCACGCCCACGTCGCAGGTCTGGATGGCGCGGATGCCGGTGATCGCGGCTTGGAAATTCGCATACGGGTTCATTGCAATTTCCAGCATGCCCCAGTCGGCGATGATCACCTGGCTGAAGTCGCCGAAGATCATGCTGGCGGCGGTGAGCTGCAGCGAGCTCACGGCGCGGAAGCCGCTAACGCGGCCGTCCAGCAGGTTGCCTTCCCACAGCGGCGTGTCGGTGCTGCTGAAGCGCTGGCGGGCGGACAGCAGGGCGGCCACAGATGGCGTGGTGACATAGGCGCAGTTCTCAGCCAGGGCGTTGCCGCCCGCCACGTCAGTCTGGAACTCCAGGATGCCGGCGTAGGCCAACGAGGTGCCCGTGACCGATCCGATGCTGGCGGTGGAGGCGATGCCCGTGGGCTGGCCCGAGTTGCCCGAACCTTCCAGCGCGGCCAAGTCAATGGCAATGGCCACCACCCGGGCCAGGTCGTTCATCACCAGCATGTCAACCGATGGGCTGGACTGCATCAGCAGCTGGCGGCTGATCTCCTGGTACGCGCCAACGTGCTTGGGGCTAAGCGCGACCTGACCGAAGGCAGCGTTGGTCTCGGTGATGCCCGTGGCTTCGTTGGTCAGCCACATGGCGGTGTTGGCCGAGCTCTGGCGCGGGATGGTGACGTTGCCCTGCAGGCCGCTGAGCACCGTGGCGCCGAGCTGGCCCACGACGGTGCGGTTGCGCAGCAGATCAATGAAGCTGTTGCCCAGGTTGTCGGTCTGCACCAGGAAGCCGCCTTGCGAGCCGGTGCCGGCTGTCAGGTCACGCTTTTGCACCTCATACGGGACGAAGAACCCGCCGTTGGGGGCCTCACCGACGCCGGAGCGCTTCAAGATCGCCAGGTTGCACTCGCGCTCGAAGCCGGCACCCGTCCAGTCGCGGTCCACCAGGGCGCGAATGGCGCGGGTGATGCTGTAGCGCTGGGCTTCCTTGTGTGTGAGGCCGATGTCGGGCGTGGGCATGGGCTTGTTGGCCATGGTGCGCAGCACTTCGGCCTGGAACTGCTCGACCGTGTGGCCGGCCTGGATGGACTTGAGCGCCAGCTCGCCGGCGCCCTGGATGCTGGCGGCCAGCTTGGAGATCTCGGCGGCGTGGTTGCGCTGCTCAACGGTTTCGACTTGCATGGTGGTCCTCGTGGAGGTGATGGGCTGAGGGATGGAACGGTCGGCCGCCGGGGCGGCGGTGGCGGAGGTGCCGGCGGTTTGTTCGCTGGCGTCCTCGGCCGCGTCGGCGGCCGGGTCTTCTTCGTCGTCCTGGCTGCCGCTGACCATCACTTGGACCGTGACGGTCTCGAGGCTGCGGCCCACGCCGACACTGGCGTCGGCGGGCACGGAGACGAGAGAAACTTCAAAGGGCTCCCAGTCGGTGACGCGGAAGGTTTCAATGCCATCCTTGGTCTCGACCAGCTGAGCCTTGTGGATCATGTAGCCGACGCTGACGTTGCGGCGAATGCCGTCGACAACGTCGCGCCAGACTTCTTCAGCGCGGGCGCTGCGGCCAAAGCGCACGACGGCGCGGGCCACTTTGTCAGCGCCCAGCGTGATGGACTCCACCACCCCTACGACGTCGCGCGTGTCGTGGTCCACCAGCAGGTTGGCGCCGCTGTTCAGGCGGCCCATGCGGATGGCGGGCGCTGTGCAGTCCAGGATCTCCACGCCCCAAAAACGCTGGTAAGGCGTCTCGCTGGCGAAGGCCAGGGTGGCGGTGCGGGTAGCTTCGTCCACAGCGCGGCGTTCGACGCTGAAGGCGCGGTGCAGGGAGCCTGTCTGCAGCTGTTTGCGCAGGGCCTCGGGGATGGTGGTGTCGCGGCTCATGTTGGCATTGGGCCGCACGGGGGGGTGACATTTCCACCCCTGAATGTCACCTCTACCCAGGCATGACGGCCTCGACGTTGATGGGCGCAGAAACGTGCACCACGGCCGGCGCCTGCTCCAAGCGCACGTCAATGCGCTGCGGGGCGGTGGCGCGCTCGGTGAGGGCGGCCAGGGAACGAGTGACGGCTTCTAGCGCCTGCATCTCCCGCTGCGGGGCCTCGGCGGCCGGTGAGCCTGCAGTGGTGGCGCCAGGCGTGGCCTCGTAGGCGTGCATCGTGACGCCATAGTCGGCGGCGAGCTTTTGCGCGGCGGCGATCTTGCCGAGCGTGGCGTCGAAGTCGTAGCCCATCTGCGCGGCCAGGTCTTGCGGGGCGATGAGGCCGGCGCGCACGCTCAGGATCTTGGCTTCCATGTCGGACTTCGGGTCCACCCATTCCCAGCGGCGGCCCTGCCACTCGTGTGGCGCAAACTTGTCTATCTTGGAGGCTGGCAGGGCGCTGCCGCCCGGCAGCACGATGGCGCCGCTGAGCAGGGCCTGCTGCAGCCAGGTGGTGTAGAGCGGCTCGAGGAAGGCGTTGATGAACCAGGCCTGGTCGGCGGCCCAGCGGTCGCGCTCTTCGAGCGTGCCGCTGCGGATGCTGCTGAAGCTCACGCCCTCGAGGTCATTGGCCAGGCTGTGGTAGGCCACGCCCCAGCCGCTGGCGATGCGCTGCAGCGTGGTTTTGACGAAGGGGCCAAAGTTGTTGTCGGGGTAACGGCTCTCGAAGGGCGTGAAGCTCACGCCTGCGGGCAGGGTGTCAAAGGTGCCGGGCTGGGTGGTGGTGATGGGCTGCCCGGTTTCGTCGGCCGCGCCCACGGGGCTGATGCCGTCGGGGCTGGTGAAAAACCCAAAGTGGTTGGCGCCGTGCTCGGCGGCCAGAAGCGCGGCCAGCTTGAAGGCGCCCAGGTGATGCAGGCTCAGCATTCCCGGGGCCATCCACGGCACGCCGCGGGCCTGGCCTGGGGTGCCAACTTTGAAGCGGTGCAGCACCTCGTTGGTGCTGACGCGGATGCGGGTGCGGCTGGTGTAGGGGCCGTCGTTGGGGTGGCCATCGAAAAGGTGCAGCGCCAGCGGGCGGCCGAACGTGTCGCGCTCCACGCCCATAGTGATGCGATTGCCGCTGCCGGTGGCCGCGGTGTTGTAGCTGGTGTCGATGCGGTCTACATCGATGAGCTGGATGGCAAAGTTGAATCGGTTGCCGGCGTCAGGGCCGCGGATGAAGCGAGCAAGAAACTCGCCGTCGCTGGGCAGGCCGCCGATGAGCGTGTCGCACACGTCGCGCAGGCTCATGGTGCGGGTGATGTCACAGGCTTGAGCCCATTCGGCGAAGGCGGACTCGATGGCCTTGTTGGCCAGGCCGTCAGGCACGTCGGGGCGGTTTTCCACGCGGGCCTGCAGCTTGAAGCCGTCAGGGCCCACGATGTTGGTTTGGCACATGCCAACGAACTTGCGGGCGTAGTCGTTGTTCTTCACCAGATCACGCCCGCGCATGCGAAGTTTGTCCAGATCGGTGCGCAGTTCTTCGTTGATGCTGGCGCTGGTGCTTAGCCAGTTGCCGGTGAGACGGTCTATGCGCGCGGCGTCAAAGCGCCGCAGGGCCACGGGCGGAGTGCGGCGGTCGATCAGACGGGCGAGGCTTGAGCGCAGCCGCTGCGCCAGACCGGGACGTGCTGCGGCCATGGGGAACCTTTACTGTTGGAAGCGCACGTACACGCGGCGCTGGTCGGGCAGGCCGGCGCTGACGCGCTGGGCGGCGTCTTCGCGGGCGACTTCGGCGCGGTAGCGGTCGCGCAGGGTGAGCAGCTCGGCCGGCGTCATGTAGCGCAGCTGGCGGTTGCCGATCATGTAGTAGGACACCTCACTGCTGGCCCGGCCCTCGATGACAGCCTCAATGGCCTCCAACGTCTTGCGAGCGTGGCTGCGGCCATCGGTTGCGGTGGCGAAGCTCGGGCGCACGCGCAGTGAGCCGGTGCCCACCGTGTAGACCTCGCCGGCCTTGGAGACCTGAGCGCGCCAGGTGTAGGTGCCGGCCACCCAGGTGGCGGTGGTGGCCGCGGCTACGGTGACCAGATGTTCGGCGCCGCTAGCGGCGGCGCTGAAGGTGTAGCGCTGCGCGGTGCTGACCAGCGTGTAGGTGAGCACCCAGCTCTGATTGGCGGGGTAGTCCTCCAGCGAACGCTGCCACTTGGCGGTGTCGCCAGCGATGATGATGTCGGGCTCAGTAGTGGGCACGCTCATAGCGTCTCCTGCACCAGTTGCAGCCCCAGGCGGCCCATCGCCACAAACGGCTCTTGGTCACTCACATCGGCCTCGGCAAACAGGTCGTCAATCTCGGCCTGCGTCACCGTCATGCCCTGCGCGATGCAGGCCTCGTACACCGTGATGGGGTCACCCGGATAGGCGTCTGTCTCCACCCAGGCATCGTCCTGCCACGCCCAGAACACGCACGGCACCATGCTGGAAAAGCCTTCTGGAATCTGCCCGCTGCTGATGAAGTGCGTGGCAGGCTCTGCACCCGTGGGGCTCAGCGGCGTGATCCACATGTTGGCGTTGTGCGCCGGGTCCAGCGTGACGGCAATCTCACGGGCCAGCGCAACCTGCGCGGCTGAAATGATCATTGAACGGAAGATGTCGCTCACAGTGCCACCCCCGTCTTCTGCGCGACCCAGCTTTCAGTCGCGCTGATTTGGTTGGCGTTGGACTGTGCGCCTCGGATGATGAGGCTGTAGAGGTTGCCGTTTAGCGGCATCGTGGCGTTATTGCGGCGACCGATGTAGAGCGGATAGTTGCCGTAGTTGCCAGCGCCTTCGTCTCCGGTGCCGTTGGTTCCGCTTGCCGCGCCATTCACCCTCAAAGCACTCAAGTCGCCAGCAATATCTCCCGTTGCTGTTGCCACAAGCGTCACAGGTGATGCAAATGCAGCGGAAACTGCAACTTGACTGACTGAAGGGATGGCGGTGCCACGCGAAATAAAAGCTAAATTAGCAGCAGCGGCCGACCCATTATAATTTGGGATAATGTAAAACGATCCGGCATTCGCATTGGTGTCCGCACTCAACTCGGCCAGTATCTCCGCCGCCGCATCACTCAGCTTCCTCACCCCCGCCCACACCGTCATCTTGTCCGTCGCGGAGAAGTCCACTCTATTCGTCAACAGCGAATCATCCACCCCGTCAAACGCCAGATACGGCAGGAAGCCCGTAGTGTCGTAGTCCGTCGCAGCGGCGATGCGCTGGTAGGCGTTGCTCAGCAGGCTGTTGGTGAAGATGAGTTGAGTGCCCCAGACAACTTTTGCAGAACTTGCAGCAGGGGACCCGCTGACGTTCACGTTGTCATTGGACAAGTTGGCGTAATACAGAAATGAGCAGGATGTATTTGAGCCGTTGTCCGTGGCGGTTACGTTAATACGCCAATAGTTTCCTGCATTAACTACACTAACTATTGCAGTAAGTGATCCGCCAACTAGGTTGTTTGCTGTACCAGTAACTGCATCAACGCCGACGTAAGCAATTCTGCGTGTTCCGCCTTGGAAATCCAATCCAAGCCCACCAAAAACTGTTTCTGACGATTCTTTCTTGACGTAAATTGAAGCCATTACGGTCGCATTTGCAGCAACGGTTATAGTCTGCCTTACATATCGAAATGCACCGCCAGTAACAGCTTGAATTGAGTCCGCAGTAGTTGTTCCATCAGGAGCTACCGCTACATTGGCCACTACCGTTGGTGAATTAAGTTTGTCCCAAGCCGCATTATCAAACTGCTCCGAATACGTCAGCAGGTTATACCGCGCCCGCAGCACAGGGCGGGAGGTGGAGGTGGATTGGTAGGCGTGGTTGCCGGGGACTTCTTTGACGGAGACGTTGTCTATAAACGCAGTGCTGCTGACAGCGTTTAACCCCCAAAAAATAGTGCTAGCAACACCAGTGGCCAAAAAACTCAATGTATATGTAGCTGTAGAAACTGAGTTTACTGTTGTTACTGGGAATAAATCCACGCCGCCAACAGTTGACCCGACAGCCACGGCAGAACTGGTTGTGCCGTTACGGTAATTAAAGGTTACAGAATACCTTCTTCCAGCTACTGTCGTAAGCGTCTGATAAACGTATTGCGAGCTTCCAGTGCGAGTCATCTGCAACTCGCCACCAACAACATCAATAGTCAAACCTACCGCAGTCCACCCCGTCGTCCCAGACGAAAAATCCCCATTCGTAACCAACTCCGGTCCCAGCGCGTTCAGCCCACCCAGCCGCTTATCCAGCATCAACCCCACAGGTTGCTCCACCGCCGTCACCGGCGTGATGCCTGCGGAGTCTTGGAACAGCGTGGTCAGGTCTGACGGGTCGTACCACGCGCCTTGCTCGCCTGCAGCGAAGAGGGACGCCGGGCTGTCACCAGTGCCTTTGCCAAACACGCCACGGCCTGTCAGCAGGCCCATTGCGTTGGCGGTGATGCGGCTGGATCTGGTGCCGCCGCCGTGCACGGCCAACCGTGTGGGCTGGCCTGGCATTAGGACCCCATGATCACAGTGACCGCGGCGCCGGTGCCGCTTACGGCGGTGACGTTGGCGCGAAACAGCAGCCAAGGGGCGGCTACCGCCAGGCCGTCGCTGGCGCGGGTGGTGCCCGACAGCGTGATGGTGCCGATGCTGAGCCAGTCGCTGCCGTTGAGGGTGGCCTCGATCAGCACCGTGGCGCTGACGCTGCCCGTACCTACCACGGTGGCCTGAAAGGTTTGGGTAGTGGTGCCGGGGGGTTGGCTGGCACTGGCGCCGGTGGTCGTCGCGGCTGCCAGCAGGGTGACAATTTGAGACATTGCGGCTGCTTTCGGCGTGTGTGGTGCGGGTATGGCTGCCTGCGGGCCTGGATCAAGACCCGGCGCGGGTCGTGGCTGTGCCCATGGTCTGGCTTATTGGGCCGCAGCCGGGGGTGACATTTCCACCCCTGAATGTCACCAGGAATGTCACCATCCCAGGCCTCAGCCGCGGCGCACTATGCGGATGACGGTGCGGGGCGTGACTCCCTCGGCCCGGGCGATCTCAGCTAGGCGCTTGCCCTGCAGGTAAGCGCGCTGCACGCGGCTGGCGCGCTCTTGCGCGGGCGGCCGCACGCCCACGTGTACCTTGCAGCCACCCCAGGAGGCGCGCACCTCCTGCTCCACCTGGCGCGCAAGCTCGGCGTCCAAGCGGCGCTGCGTGGCCTCTTCGGCCTGCTGTATGCGCCGGATGATGTCGCTGACGATGCAGCTGCGGGGGTCCGTCGTCACCATATGCGTCCTGTCTTGATGGCTGGCGGGTTGGCAAAGGGGTTGGCGCGCCTGGGCGGCGGTGTGGCGGAAGCTGCAGGGGCTGCAGCGGCGGTGGGCCGGGACTGAGCGGGCGGGGCTTGCTCGGGTGACGGCTGGGGGTTGTTGGTGGCTGGCGATTCAGCAATGGGGGCGGGTGCAGGCGGCTGCGGGGCCGGCCCAGCCGCTGCAGGCGCTTCGACCTGGTCGAACAGGCTGCGCTCTTCCACCCGTTGCTGCCACTTGGCCCAGTCGCCATCTTTCCAGCGGTCAATGCCCGACAGGTGCGCGGCGGCCAGGGCGTAGACGGCGCAGTCCAGCGCCTCGTTGCGGCGGCCGGCGGGC